AGAAATCTGAAGTAGAAATTCCTTCTGGTTTTACTAAAAGTTTTCTATTTGTAAAAGATCCACCGTCAAGAACTCTAACTTCTGATAAGGTTTTCTTTGCTTCTCCAGTTTGGAACTTTTGAGTTCCATTCAGGGCAGTAGTTCCAAAAGAAATTGTATTAATTCCTAATGTATAGTCTTGAAGTGTATCGAATAATTTTATAGTTGTATCATTATCTACCTTCACAATATACGTTGCGTTATCAATTAAAGATGATAAACCTAATCCAATACTGACACTTTCATTACTTAAGTTTTTATAGACAACTTCGTCACCACTTTGTAGGTTATGATTTTTGATGAAGGTCAGCTGTGAAGTAGTTGTACTAATTCCACCACCATCTGTAGTTGCTCTTGCATCAAAAAAGAGATCTCTCTTTCTCAAAATAGTAATTGGTTCAAAACTTCCACCAGATCCATTTAAACCACTAGAAGTTATAGAAATAATTTCATTAATATCAAAATCTTGTTTATCTACAATAACTTCTTCAATTTCTCCCTTCACAACTGGTTGAACTAATGCAGTAGTTCCAGATCCTGCAGATACTTCAATAACTGGAGGATTAATTACGTCAAAGTTAGATCCACCAGACAATACTCTAACACTTTCAATAGGTCCATAATAGACCTTATCAAAAGTTTTATAGTTGGAAATTTCAACACCATTAATCAACATTCCTGTTGTTCCTGGAGTTGTTTTCTCTCCAGTACCATTCGTAATGTTCTGATCGAGATTAAACTTCTTAAATACTTTCTGTGGATCTATTATTTGTGATCTTTGCTCATATAAAACAAATGTATGTGTTTCTAAAGTAGTCGTTGCAGACTCAAATTCAACTGCATTTGTATCCTCAGTAAGAAAAGATAAAGCAGTAAAGAGTTTAATTTTCTTTGGATTTGAAGAAGAAACTTTTACATAATAAAAATCATCAACAAGTCCTCTTAATCTTTGACCAGTTGGAATATATTTGACTCTATCACCACTAACAAATGGTACGTTAGTGTCAAATAAAATTGAAGTATATAATCCTGTATCTATATTAACGTCTTGAAGACTACCAGAAGTAGATGAAATAGATGTTAAATTTAACTCTCTGGATATACGGTATGCATAATCAGTGATAAGATTAGATCCTCTTACTCCCGATGAAGGTAATGAATTGGATGCAACATAAGCAAAATCATCATCTACATACAGATTTTGTACATCTGATATAATTTTCTCATTTCCATATTTGAAATTAACAGAAGTACTGGATGCTTTGTTAATTTTTCTTCTTATTGAATAAGTATCAGGAGAACTTACAAAAACAGTATTATCAAAGTTTTCAAGTTCTACTGTTTTGGATCCTGCAGGAATCTCAGATAAGACATATACTTCACCAGAAGTTGCAGTAGGATAAACTATCGTTCCGGTCAAATCAACAAACTCTACAAGATCACCTTTTTTAAGTTGAGATCTGTCGATTTGGGAGAATAACTCAACACTGGCACCACCAATATTTTTAATTTTTGCTGAAGAACTAGTATTATAAATCCATGAGTTTGCAAAAATTTCTTTATATGTTTTGTCTTGTTCTGGATTCTTAATTAATGTTCCAATATTTTTTACAGTTATTTCCTGACCTTCATCAACAAAAATATTTTTAGACTTCTGTACAAAGTTGGACAAGACTCCAGTCAATCTAAGAACCACTTTCTTAGTTGTGTCTCCTTCTTCATATGCAAAATAAGTATCGTCAGAATGGATATTATCAGTTGCATTAATATCACTAGTGACACCAGAACAATCTAAGAACTGATTAACACTCTTATTTGTATAGGTGATTGTATTGTCACCAGAGAACATTGTTCCAGATTCTGGGAATCCGATTGTAGAATCTACTGATATTACAGAAGAACCAACACTAACTTTTTCTAAAACCTTTGACGAAGGAGTAATCTGAAAATTTCCTTGTACAGAACTATTTTCATCAAATCCTACAAACAAAGAAATTTTAAAAAACTGTTTTTGGTCTCTAGTAAATGGTTCTACTGCAGATACTGATGCATTTACAAAGGCATCGGTTGTTTTTACCAAAGTTTGACCAACAAGTTTTGTTGGATCTCCAGAGATAGCTTCAGCAACACATACTTCTCTTCTGATGAAGTTTGCATCAGATGGTTTTGTTACATAATCTTCTAGGTTAATTATACTTGGTGTTTCTCCATATAATACATTGAAGAGTATTCTGAAAGAATCATCGGTTCCTTTTGACTCATAAAAAGATCTTGCTTCTTTTATAAAGTTTCCTACATTTATTTCAGAACTTAACTCTCTATTTTCAAATCCAGGTGTAAACGTGGTTTTAATCTTATTATAAAATTCTTTTAAGAATAATGAACTGAGGTTTTGTATAGTCGCACCATTACTGTGAGATGAAGTAGTTGATGTAGAAAATACTAACTCTTCTTCATTTAAATCTGCATGATAACTGGTAATACCAGAAAAACCACGAACACAACCAGTAAAAGTATTTGTTGTTAGACCAGTATATGTTATAATTTCATCATCAATTTTAAGTAATCCATATTGATTTGGAAATCCTTTTGTAGTTGGTACTGTGATGGTAGTAGCAGCAGTATCAATATTAGAGGATAATGTCGTAGAACCTACAACCACTTCTGGAGTAAGGTTATCTACTTTAAGATATTGATCTAAATTCTCTACAATATCTGTAGGACCACCTTGATATTCTTGCGAAATATAATATTGCTTAAGAAAATCTACTGCCTTTGGACTTTCGTCCAAGACAAACTCTGGTAATTGATTGGAAACTATATCCTGAATCTTTACTCGTGATTCAATTCCAGTCTGTATCATATTACTCTCTGATTAAACTTCCGTTGGAATAACTTGACGTATAGAAATCTCTGTTGAAAACAGTTCCAGATATTTCATCACCTGATGAAATAACATCCTTAATCATATTTATTTTAGTTTTTGAGATATCTAAATTGAGATAAAGATCTCTTAAACCAACAACATCATTTGATTCTGGGAATGCCTGAATCTCTATGACATTGTTTGGTTTTGATGTAGATGTAATATTTACCGTCCCTAAATTAATCTCACCATGAATATAATCAATTGTTCCTGCAGATTTTGCTACGACTCTAATTTCTCCATCTGGGAGATTTTTTACAATAGATACAATTCCGGTTTTCTTGTCTGGGTTTGGAACATCTGTCAGATATACAGTATCATTATCACCAGCAACTTTGAATCCTGTTGATTTTATATTCTTTCCGGATTCTAAAACATGGAATTGATTTCCAAAACACAGTTCATATTGTGCAAATTGATTTAATAGTGCTACAAGGTTTCTTCTAATTTTAACTCTGGATATATTTGAAGTAATTGCAGTATCAGTGCCGTCAATAGTCTTCAATGCTTTACTATATCTAAATCTTCCACCAAACTTATTAAGATCAGCAGACTTTGAATAATTTGTAAGTGATTGTGATATTTTCGTCTTCAAACTATCAGGTGTGGTGACCATAGAGTCATTGTAATAAACAAAAGAATCAAGTTCAACATACAGAATTTTGAGATCTACAATTTTTTGATTAATACCTGAAATTGAATATTGCTTTAATTCTGATAAAATCCTAGATTTATTAAAATCTGATACAAGAAAACCATTTTTTGGTTTAATTGAAATCTGTACTGTGCCGAATTGTGGTGGATCTAACTCTTCTCCACCAACAATTGATACAGAATCAGTATCCGAATAAATTCTTTTTATAATTGACTCATAGTCACGTCCAGTAACTGCTCTATTCTGTGATGAATAAGTTCTAGGGGCAAAATACTTAATTGAATTCAAATCTTCAATTTCACCACCATTGCGTGATGCATTATTAGTTGTTATTGTAAAAGGTTGAAGCGCAAGATTATTTCCATCAGAATCAACTATTTGACCGGCAAAGGAGAATACTTTTGCACCATTTCCTTCCTTACCACTTGTCGTCAAATAATTTATAGTTATAATCTCACCTGTCTCAAGTTTCCTACCAATCAACCCATCACCAAACAGAAGTTCATATTTCTCATCTTGGACTTCCTGGATCAAATAAGTGTATGAAGTTGAAGTAGCATTAGTAATATTATCAATTAACTTATATTCTACTCCCAGACCATCCTCATTTTCTTTTTTCACATACACTTTCATGGTTGATGTATCAATGAAAGAATTATCTAAAATAAATCTTTGATCAAGTGAAGCATCTACAGTGAATCTTTTGGTAATATATGTTCCTTCTAATACTTCTAAGTTACTAAATGTTGCCGTTCTTTGTGTGACATCAACACCACCAACAGTAAAATCTGTTATTGTGGTTGGTAACTGAACATCTTCTACTATAGAGAATGTATATGAAGTGTCACTTATATCCGCAACAGTAACCAATCCCCTTTTTAATACAAATGTTGGTGTGGTCGTGTCCTGTGCACTTACTGTAAAGGTCACAGATGCCTTTGCAGCAGTCCTAGAACTTGGCACATACCCAATGTTCCTTGCAAGAGATACAACGTTCTCACGGAGGGTTGCAGAGTCCAAGAAGGACTCATTAACAACCATATTAGAGTTGAATGCAGTTATATAAGTGTTATATGCTAGAGTATCGAGCAATACAGAAAAGTTTGATCCTTCGAAGTCAAACCCAGAAAAATCTGAGTTTGCACGAAGATAACTCTTAATTGACTCTTTTATTTGATCGAAATCTAGGTCTGTAAATTTTGTAAAAGGCATATTATCTGGTTGCCTCTAATAGGAACGAATATTCTTGTGTCGGAAACTCTTGCCCAATGATATCAAAGACGACATTCACTTCAAATTCATTTTGATCTGGTCTAGGAAATACTTGAATTTCCA